CGGGAAACTGAGGGCGCGGCCAGAGCGGCAGTTCTACTTCCGTCTGGCCGCGCACCTCGGTGCCCGCTCGGTCCGGCACCTGCTCGCCGACATGGGGTCGGCCGAGCTCGCCGAGTGGCGGGCGTATGAGCGGCTGACGGGCCCGCTCGGGGACGCGCGCGGCGACGTCCAGGCCGCGGTGATCGCGTCGACGATCGCAGCGGTCAACCGCGGCAAGGGGCAGAAGACCCCGAAGGTCTCGGACTTCCTGATCCCGTGGGACAAGGGCGCCGTCCGCAAGAGCCCCGAGGACCTGTTCCGCATCGCTCAGATGGCGAACGCCGCGCTCGGCGGCAGCTTCAACTCCGCAACTCCATAGCGTCCCGAGGGGGTGATGGCCTTGGCCACGCTCGCCTCGATGACGGTCCGCCTGGGCATCGACACCGACGCCCTGCGCGAAGGCGTCGACAGCGCCAAGGCCAAGCTGGCCGGGCTCGGCAAGGCCGTGGCCGGGCTCGGTGTCGGTGTGCCAGTGGCTGCTGCCGTGGCCGCCGGCGTGGGCGGCATGGCTGCCGCGTTCGCCTCCGCGGGGGTGGCGGTGAAGGCCTTCCAGCTGGCGGCAGGCCCGCAGATGCAGGACGTTGCCGACGCGGCCGCGCTCGCCGAGGAAGCGCAGAAGGCGGCCGCCGCCGGCGCCGAGGACGCCGCCGAGAAGCAGCAGGCCTACACCGACGCCCTCGCGCAGATGCCGCCGCACACGCGGGCGATGGCCAAGGAGTTCGTCGGCCTGAAGAAGGACCATCAGGAGTGGTCCGACAGCCTCAGCTCGACGACGATGCCGGTGTTCACCAAGGGCCTGCAGGTCGTGCGCCGTCTGCTGCCGGCGCTGACGCCGTTCGTGAAGGAGGCGGCGAAGGCGTTCGAGGCGTTCATCGACGAGATCGACCGCTCCACCAAGGGCAAGGGGCTGCAGCAGTTCGCCGACTCGATGGCCAAGGTCGCCGGCCAGAACCTGAAGTCGTTCCTGTTCGGGCTGAAGAACATCGCGGTCGGGATCGGCGGCGTGATCAAAGCGTTCCTGCCGATGTCGGACGAGATGTCCGGCGGGTTCGAACAGTCCACCGCGGCGTTCGCCAAGTGGGGCCAGGGCCTCAGCGAGAGCGAGGGGTTCGCCCAGTTCGTCGCGCTGGCGAAGCAGGGCGCGCAGACCCTCGGCACGCTCGCCACCACGGCGATGAAGCTGCTGGTGGCGTTCGCCCCGCTGATCGGGGTCACCGCGGCGGTCGCGCTGCAGCTGGCCGAGGTCATCAACGCGATGCCGCCCGAGATGGTGCAGGCCCTCGCCTACTCGATCCTCGGCGCGGTCGTGGCGTTCAAGGCGTTCAAGGCCGCCTCGTCGGCCGTCGACTCCGTCACGGACATGATGAACTCCCGGCTCGGCCTGCTCGCCCGCCGGTGGGTGTCCACGGCGGCCACCAGCATCAGGTCCGGCGCCCGGATCGCGGCCTCCGCCGTGGCGTCTGCCGCGCGCACGGCCGCCGCCTGGGCGGCCGCTGCCGCCCGCGCGACCGCCACGTGGCTGAAGTCCATCATCCGTATCGCCGCGGTCACCATCGCCCGCTACGCGATGATGGCCGCGCGGGCGACCGCGTGGGCGCTGCGGATGGCCGCCTCGTGGTTCATCGCGCTGGGCCCGATCGGCTGGGTCATCGCCATCATCATCGGCCTGGTCGCGCTGATCATCGCGAACTGGGACAAGGTCAAGGCCTGGACGCTCGCGGCGTGGAACTGGATCTGGGCCAAGGTCCAGGGCGCGGTGCGCCTGATCCTCGCCGGGATCGACTGGCTCGGCCAGATCCCGGGGAAGGTCGCCCGCTTCTTCGGGCAGGCGAAGGACTGGGCGATCGCTCGTGCGCTGGCCCTGGTCGCCTGGGTGCGCGGCCTGCCCGGGCGGCTGAGCTCAGCCCTGTCGTCCCTGCTCGGCGTCCTGCGCCAGCGGGCCACCTCCAGCTTCCAGTCGATGCGGGACGCCGCCGTGAACAAGGCACTGTCCATGATCGCCTGGGTGCGCGGCCTGCCTGGACGGGTGCGGTCGGCGCTGGGAAACCTGGGCGGGCTCCTGCGGGGCGCCGGCCAGGCCCTGATCCGCGGCTTCATCGACGGCATCAAGGGGATGCTCGGCTCGGTGAAGAACGCGGCCAAGAGCGTCGTGTCGGCGGCCCGAGACTTCTTCCCGTTCTCCCCGGCGAAGGAGGGGCCCTTCTCCGGCAGGGGCTACACCACGTACTCCGGGCGGGCGCTCGTCGAGGGCTTCCAGCGCGGTATCGCCGCGCAGGCACCGCGGCTGCACAAGCAGATGGACGGCCTGATGGGCGGCGCCGAGCTGGCGGCCACCGTGTCCACACCGGCCGGGGTGCGCCGCACGGCGGCCGCCGATCGGGAGCTGACCGTCCGATTCATCGGCAGCGAGGACGACTTCAACCGGTTCATGCGCCGCTCCGTGAAGGTCGTGGGCGGCGGCAGCGTGCAAAGGGCCTACGGGCAAGGGAGGGGGTAGCGGGTGGACATCACCACCGAGCTCAACCTGGGCGGCACCTGGACGGACATCAGCGACGACGTCCGCACGGCCTCCGACATGACCGGCACCCGCGGCCGATCCTCGTGGGCGTCCGAGGCGGACCCGTCGAAGTACGTGTTCGCCCTGGACAACCGGGACGGCAGATACTCCCCGCGGAATCCTCTGTCGCCGTACTACCGGCAGCTGTCCCGCAACACGCCCCTCCGTATCTCGGTGCCGGGGGCGTCCAGCCACCTGGAGATCTACGACGACACCGGCACCGTCACCACCCCGCACAGCGACCAGCTGAACATCGCCGGGGACCTGGACGTGCGGATCGAGGTCGACGCCACCCTGACCGGCGCCCTCTCCAACCAGACCCTGATCGGAAAGTGGTCGCAGGTCGCGGAAGAGCGGCAGTGGCTGCTGTCGGTGTACTACGGCTACCTCCGGTTCCGGTTCATCGACACCACCGGCACCGAGCGCAACGCCTTCCAGCACATCGCCGGATACGGCGGCAACGTCCTGCGCGTCACCCTGGACGCCGACAACGGCAGCGGCGTCTGGACCGTCAGGTTCTGGCAGGCCGCCGAGTGGGGCGCCCCCTGGACGTCGGTGTCCCTGCCGCTCACCGCGTCCGGGCCCGGCCCGCAGGCGGTGACGTCCGGGCCGCTCGCCATCGGCATCAACGACCCCACCGGCGCCCCGCCGCGGACCCCGTTCCTCGGCTACTGCTACCGCGCCCAGGTGCGGCGCGGCATCAAGGGCCCCGTCATGGCCGACGTCGACTTCCGTACCGTCCCGGCCGGGGCGGCCGGCTTCACCGACGCCACCGGCAACGTGTGGACCCTGGCCGGCGGCGCGCAGATCGCGGCCAGGAACTACCGCTTCCACGGCGAAGTGTCCGAGTGGCCGGCCGAGACGGACGACTCCGACACCGACAGCATCGTCCGCGTCACCGCCCAGTCGCTGAAGCGGCGCCTGGACTCCGGCCGGGACCCCCTCCAGAGCGTCCTGGCCCGACGGCTGCCCGGCTACCTGCCGCGCGCCTACTGGCCGCTGGAGGAAGGCGCCAACGCAGGCCAGGCGTACAGCCCCATCGACGGGGTGAAGCCGGCGACCGCCCTGAACATGAACTTCGCGTCCGATTCCACGCTGCCGTCGTCGGCGGCGCTGCCCACCGTGGCCACGCAGAGCGGGGCCGTCACCTCCCGCCTGTCCGGGCAGGTGCCCGCGGGCGGCTCGTCGACGTCCTGGTCGGTGTACTGGCTGTACCGGATGAACAGCCAGCCGTCGGCCTACTCCTCCTACATGTCGATCCAGACCGGCGGGAGGGTGCGGGACTGGCGGATTCAGTTCTCCGGCATCGCCGGCGCGAACTCCCGGATCCTGGGCTACGACAGCGAGGGCGTGGCCGTCGTCAGCATGCTCATCAACACCGGCCCCGACCTGTTCAACCAGTGGGTGCTGTGCCGGTTCTGGGGATCGCAGTCCGGAGGCACGGTCACCTGGGGGATGTCCTGGAGCGACATCAACGGCAACGGCGGCTCGGTCGGCGACAGCCACACCGGGACCCTCGGCCGGGTCACCTCGGTCGGCTCCCCGCCCACCGGGTGGAGCCAGGGCGTCGACGGGCTCGCCCTCGGACACATCACCGTCTGGGACGGCACCAGCACCGAGGCCTACTCCAACCCGAACACGACCGGGACCGGCCCGGGCACGGGCAACCTGCTGGAGGCCTACGCCGGCGAGTACACCTTCGACCGCCTCACCCGCCTCGCGTGGGAGAACGACATCCCCCTGGCCGTGCGCGGCGTGCGCTACGCGGGGGAGCGCGTGGGCTCCCAGCCGGTCGACACGTTCCTGACCGCCCTGCGCAGCGGCGCGGACGCCGACGGCGGCATCCTCATGGACCAGCGGGCCCGCAACGGGTTCCTGTACCTCGCCCCCTCGGTGCTCCAGAACCAGACGCCGAAGCTGGTCCTGGACTACATCGCCCCCGGCCACGTCGTCGGCACGTTCCAGCCCGTCGACGACGACTCCGCCCTGGAGAACGACAGCACGGTCCAGCGGGAGGGCGGCAGCTCGGGCCGGTACGTGAAGACCGAGGGCTCCCTGAACGTCAACCCGCCCGAGACCGACGAGGACGGGGTGGGCCGGTACGCCAAGAGCGTCACCCTCAACCTCTTCAGCGACGCGCAGTGCGAGGGCCTGGCCGCGTGGCGTGTCCACCTCGGCACGTGGGACGAGGCCCGCTTCCCCACCCTCACCGTGGACGCCTACGCGGTCCTCGCCCAGCTGCCGGGGGTCGCCGAGCTCGACGCCGGCGACGTGATCCTGCTGCGGAACGTGCCGACGAAGTACTCCTTCAACGACCTGTATCTGCTGGTCCAGGGCTACAACGAGGTCCTGAACCAGTTCGAGTGGCGGATCACGTTCAACTGCGTGCCCTATGGGCCGTGGATGACGGCCGTCACCGGGGAGGCCCGCGCCGACACCTCGGGCAGCACGCTCGCCGTGCCGGCCACCGCCACCGCCACGACGCTCCAGGTCGTCAACGAGGGCGTCCCGTGGGCATGGTCGTCCGTCTTCCCCGGCGACTTCCCCATGGACATCGTGGTCGACGGCGAGCGGATGACCTTGACCGCGGTCACGGGCGCCCTCGAGGACGCCTTCGCCCGCACCGTCACCCCGGGCTGGGGCAGCGCGGACACCGGGCAGGCCTGGCAGACCAGCGGCGGCACGAGCGCCGACTACCAGGTCACTGGCGGGTATGGCGGCCACCGGCTGGCGTCCGCCAACCTGTCCCGCCGCAGCTTCACCGGCTTCACGCACGCCGACGTCGACGCCTGCGTCAGCATCACCCCGTCCGCGGCCGCCACCGGAGGCTACCTGTCCGGAGGACTGACCGGCCGCTACATCAACAGCGACAACATGTACATGGCCCGCCTCGCCTTCAACAGTACGGGCAGCATGACGCTCACCCTGCGCAAACGGGTCACCGCCACCGAGACGGAGCTCGGCTCGTACACCCTGCCGATGAACTACAGCGCGGGCACCTACTACCGGCTGCGGTTCCAGGTGGCCGGGTCGACGCTGCGCGCCAAGGCGTGGCCGGCCGCCGACTTGGAGCCCGGCAGGTGGCACGTCGAGGTGACGGACACGGACATCACCACGTCCACCTACATCGGTGTGCGGTCGATCTCCGCCAGCACCAACACCAACAGCAACCCGGAGATCCGCTACCGGGATCTGCGGGTGATCAGCCCGCAGACGTTCACCGTCGTCCGCTCCGTCAACGGCGTCGTCAAGGCGCAGCCGGCCGGTGCCCGGGTGTCCCTGTTCCAGCAGCCGTTCACGGCCCTCACCGAGTAAGGAGACGCCCACGTGCAGTGGCTCAACGGGCTCAAGATCACGCCGGAACGGCTGATGGACAACACCGCCGACGAGATCATCACCACGGGGCTGTCCGTGCCCGCCGGCTGGACGGTGTCCTCCTTCACCGGCATCCGCGTGCACGGCATCACCGAGGTCGACATCTTCATGACCCGGACCGGCGCCGACATCACCGAGTCGTCCGCCGGGTCCGGCAACATCACCGGCGACCCGGTCATGTGCACCCTGCCGTCCGACTGGGCGCCCCCGCGCGCGGTGAACGCCACCTGGGGCAACGGCACCACCGACGGCGAGGCCACCATCGTCACCTCCGGGGACGTGCAGCTGCGGTCCATCTCCGGCTCCGCGGGCATCGCCACCGGCACCAACGTCCGCATCACCTGCATGTGGATCAGCGAGTCCCCGGGACGTCGCGTCGCCGACGTCACCACGGACGTCACCACGTACACCGAGGCGGGCCTGTTCTGGGTGACCGGCGCGGCCGGCGACGGCACCTCGGACGACCGGTGGGCGATCCAGGCCCAGCTGGACGCCGCCCGGGACGCGGGCGGCGGCACGGTCGTCATCCCCGCTGGGAAGACCTACGGCGTCGGCACCTTCCTCGTCGTCTACGACAACACGACGATCTGGGCCTACGGCGCGACCATCAAGGCCATCGGCAACAGCGGCATCCTGCGGAACTTCACCAGCTCGGAGACGTTCGCCGGATACGCCGGGCACTCCCGCATCCAGGTCCTGGGCGGCACCTGGGACGGCAACGCAGCCTCCGGCGGCGTCGGCACCGTCACCGGCATGACCAACGTGATGGGCTGGGTGCACTGCTCGGACATCACCGTCCGCGACGCCACCATCAGCAACGTCTCCAGCGCGCACGCCTGCGAGTTCAACTCGACCGACGGCGGCCGCGTCCTGAACTGCCGCTTCGAGGGCTTCAAGGACAACAGCGGCGACGCCTCCCGCGGCTTCGCCGAAGCCGTCCAGATCGACCTCGCCAAGTCCGGGTCATCCTCGATCGGCCTGTTCGACAACACCCCGAGCCGGAACATCGTGGTGCAGGGCTGCTACTTCGGCCCGTCCTCGAGGCTCGGCACGTTCGGCCGGGCGGTCGGCTCCCACACCACCGCGTCCGGCACGTACTTCGAGAACATCCAGGTCATCGGCAACCGCATCAACGGCGCCATCCAGGAAGGCATCCACGCCTACGGCTGGCGGCGCGCGGTCATCGCCGACAACATCATCACCGGCACCGGCATGGCCGGGATCAAGGTGACCGGCCCGGACCCGGCGACCGCCGGCTACACGCTGCTCCCGGACACCCCCGACATCCACGGCAACGTCATCGACACCAACGCCACCGAGAGCGGCATCCACGTCATCGGCTACGCCACCGCCCTGATCCGCGGGGTGACACTCCAGAGCAACACGGTGAGGTCGTCCGGCAGCATCGGTCTGCGGGCCGAGTACTGCACCAGCCCGTCCATCACCGGCAACACGGTGGACGCCACCAGCAGCACGGGCATCCTGGTGCAGGGATGCACGGACGCCGCAGTGTCCGGGAACACGCTGCGCAACACGGGCAGCAACGCCATCAACTTCACGGCCTCTGTGGGCGGCTCGGTCACCGGCAACACGGTGAACGGCACCAGCAGCAACTTCGGGGTGTTCGTCGGTGCGACGGGCGGTGTCTCGTCCACGGACGTGCTGGTGTCCGGGAACATGGTCACCGCCGCCGCGTCCGCCGGGATCCGCCTGTCGACCGGGGCGGTGCGCTGCAC